CTACGGCTACGGCGACGGCTACGGCTCCGGCGACGGCGACGGCTACGGCTACGGCTACGGCGACGGCTACGGCTCCGGCGACGGCGACGGCTACGGCTACGGCTACGGCGACGGCTACGGCTCCGGCGACGGCGACGGCTACGGCTACGGCGACGGCTACGGCTCCGGCTCCGGCTACGGCTCCGGCTCCGGCTACGGCTACGGCTACGGCTCCGGCGACGGCTCCGGCTACGGCGACGGCTCCGGAATTAAGAGTTTCAACCGGAAAACGGTTTATCGAATTGACGGTGTCAATACGCTGATTCGTTCCGTGCGCGGCAACACTGCGCACGGGGCAATCTTGAACGGCGATTTGACGCTCACGCCGTGCTACATCGTCAAGCAGGACAACATTTTCGCGCATGGCGAAACGCTGCGCGAAGCAATGGAGGCGTTGCGAGACAAGCTTTTCGAGGATATGCCGGAAGACGAGCGTATAGATGCGTTCCTGCGAGAGACAGCCCGTGAAAAAACGTATCCGACGCAGTATTTTTACGACTGGCATCATCGCTTGACCGGATCGTGTGACATGGGGCGAAAGCAGTTTGCCCGAGACTACGGCGTCGACCTCGAGCACGGCATGATGACGCTGACGGAATTTTTGGAGCTGACAAAAGACGCTTACGGTGGCGACGTGATCCGAAAAGTGATTAGTAAGATGCAGGAGGTGGAGTGATGGAGAGATTGACAAAATATCTCGCAAGCGGCGCAGCGGATTACAATTATCCGGCAGGTTGTTACAGTGGCAATGATTGCAATGACCGTGTGGCAAAAAGCGCGTACAGACAGACGTGTGTGGAGCGTCTTGCAGCCTACGAGGAAACGGGGCTGACGCCGGAAGAGTCTAAACGAATGTCTAATATCCTGATGGATGTTGGAATTGATTATAATTGAAGTTGGGAGTATGTGAAAAACTGGCTGCTGGATGACCGTCTGCGTGAGCTGGACGAGGCCGACAAGGATGGACGCGTGGTGGTGCTGCCGTGCAAGGTGGGTTAGCGGGTGTTCGCCGAACAGGAGGGCTGACAATGGCTGAAAAAGAAATGCAGAGTGCAGATGTTTGCACCCACAAGAACAAAATAAAGACCAGCTTTGCAAAAATTTTTGTTTCAGGGACGCCTGACAGGCCGTGCTTCTCTTTTTGCCGTGAGGGAGAACCCCTTTCTTTTCTTTTATATTTCTTTTCTTTCGGGAGAGGGTGCTATATGCAGGATGTATCTATGTTGTGTGTATGTAACTATACAAGGGAGAGCACAGGAAGAGGGAGAGAAAGTTTCCACGCCCGTGGTGAGAAATAAAAGATGGCGTGTTACCGTCGGAAATAGGAAGCTCGGTTCCCCGAGCGGGGGATAAGAATGCTGTGCGATAAGGCCGAGGACGGGGGGCTTGCAGCATAAAAAAGAAAGGCGGTGGCGGCATGGCAAAAGCAGGGTGTCATCCCAAATATGCGACGGTCGAAGAAATGCAGGCCGTCATTGACCAATACTTCGAGGATTGCAAGGGCGAGCCGATCATAGGGGACGATGGTATGCCAATCCTCGACAAATTCGGGCAGCCGTTTATCATTCATCAGCGCCCACCGACGGTGACGGGGCTCGCGCTTGCGCTGGGATTTACGAGCAGGCAGGCGCTGCTGAACTATCAGGCAAAGAAAGGATTCGTTGACACGGTTACGCGCGCGAAGTCTCGCATCGAGGCTTACGCAGAGGAACGGCTCTTCGACCGAAACGGCCAGCGTGGCGCTGAATTCAGCCTGAGATACAATTTCCGCTGGGTAAATGACGAGAAGAAGGACGACAGCGGAGAGAGCGTGTGCGGTGTGGCAGAGCTTCCCGCGGTGATGCCTGTTCCGCAGGACGCGGGAGGTGATGCGAATGGCGAAGCGTAGCGTGGTATGGAAGCCGCAGCCCAAGCAAGCGCTCTTTATGAGCCGCTGGGAGGATGAGGCTCTATACGGCGGCGCGGCCGGTTAGGCGGGGGGAAATCCGATGCGTTGGTCATCGAGGCGTTGCGTCAAGTAAATATCCCGTATTACAAGGCGATCATCCTGCGAAAGACCTTCCCGCAGCTTGCCGAGCTCATTGACAAGACGCTGAACTACTATCCGCGTATCTATCCGGGCGCGCGCTACAACGGCAGCAGCCACACATGGACCTTCCCGAGCGGGGCGAAAATACTTTTCGGCTCGATGCAGTACGCAAAGGACAAGATCAAGTATCAGGGACAGGCGTATGACTTTATCGCATTCGACGAACTGACCCACTTTACGTGGGAGGAATACAGCTACCTCTTTTCCCGCAACCGACCGAACGGGCCGGGGACGCGTGTATACATCCGCAGCACGGCGAACCCCGGCGGCGTGGGGCACGGATGGGTCAAGGAACGTTTCATCACAGCAGCGCCGCCGATGAGGACCATCCGCGAGGATGCCGTCGTGCGCTTTCCAGATGGGCACGAAGAACATCGGCAGAAGAGCCGCATCTTTGTGCCGAGCACGGTATTCGACAATAAGATACTGCTCAAGAACGACGACAGCTATTTGACGCGCCTCGCGTCGATGCCGGAGGCGGAGAAGAACGCACTGCTCTACGGCGACTGGGACACATTCTCCGGGCAGGTGTTTACCGAGTGGCGCAATGACAGCGAACACTACCGCGACCGCATCCATACGCACGTCATCGCGCCGTTTCAGGTGCCGAAGGAGTGGCCAATCTGGTGCGCAATGGACTGGGGCTATTCAAGGCCGTTCGCCATCGGCTGGTTCGCGGTCGACCATGACAGGCGTCTCTACCACATCCGGGAATATTACGGCTGCACGGGCACACCGAACGAGGGCGTGAAGATGGAACCGACGGCGGTGGCCCGCGAGATGAAGCGCATTGAGGCAGAAGACCCGAACCTCAAGGGGAGGCACATCTTCCGCGTGGGCGACCCCGCCATTTGGGGCACACAGGGCACGGAGAGCATCGGCTCGCTCTTTGAGCGCGAGCGCGTCTACTTCGAGAAGGGGGATAACGCCCGCATCGACGGCAAGATGCAGATGCACAACCGATTCGCGTTTGATGAGAACGGCGTGCCGATGCTGTATATCTTCGATACGTGCAAAAATTTCATCCGCACGGTGCCAAACCTCGTTTACGACGAAAAGGACGTTGAGGACGTGAACACCGAGCAGGAGGATCATATCTACGACATGACACGCTATGTGTGCATGGAGAATCCCATTGCGGCGCGGGTAAATAAGCCGCCGAAGCCGGTCTTGTACGACCCGCTGGACATCAATACGCCGAGCTACGACAGATATGCGTGGTTCCAACACAACTGACAGGAGGGGGAGACATGGCAGGGACGAGAAAATTCCCGCAGACGCAGCAGCAGGCCGACGCGGCTGGCGCTGCTGCGATGTTGGATGCAAAGGCAGAAGCGCCGCTTGTAGGCGCATTCCGCGACAGCGACGCGGCGATGAGCAGCGGCGCAGCCATCGGCAGCAAGGAGATCGGTGACGCCGTAGAAACGCTGCAAAAGTACAAGCAGGGAAAGAGCAACTTCGAGAATCGCATCATCAGCGAGGAGCGCTGGTGGAAGCTGCGGCATTGGGAGGATATCCGACGCGGGGCGAAAGATGCGGGGGAATCGCCCGAGCCTGCGAGTGCATGGTTGTTTAACTCAATCATGAATAAGCACGCCGACGCGATGGACAATTACCCCGAGCCCGTATGCCTGCCTCGCGAGCAGAGCGACGAGGAAAGCGCGCAGACGCTCTCGTCCGTGCTGCCGGTCATCATGGAATACAACGAATTTGACAGCACATACAGCTTCGAGTGGTGGGAAAAGCTCAAACACGGTGTGGCGCTCTATGGGGTGTTTTGGGACAAGGAGAAAGACAACGGGCTCGGCGACATCGCTATCGAGGGCATTGACCCGCTGAATATCTTCTGGGAGCCGGGTATTGAGGACATCCAGAAGAGCCGCAACGTGTTTACGGTGGCGCTCGTCGACCGCGACATCATCGAGGACGAATACCCGCAGTTTGCGGATAAGCTCAGCGGCAGCAGCATTGAAACGGCGAAATACGAGTACGACGACACGGTGGACACGAGCAACAAGGTCGCCGTGATCGACTGGTATTACCGTAAGAAGACCGCAGACGGGCGAACGGTGCTGCACTACGCAAAGTTCATCGACGAGGAGCATATCATCTACGCCAGCGAAAATGACCCCGAATATGCGGATGGCGGCTTCTACGAAGATGGAGAATATCCGTTCGTGTTCGACGTGCTGTTCCCCGAAAAGGGCACACCTGCGGGATTTGGATATACAGCCATTGCAAAGGATCCGCAGCTCTACATCGACAAGCTGTGGGGCAACATCCTCGAAACTTCAATGATGGGCAGCAAGCGCCGGTATTTCGCGAGCGAAAGCCTGAACATCAACGAAGAAGAGTTCCTTGACTGGCGCAAGCCGATCATCCACGTGTCCGGCCAGATCGACGAGAGCAGGCTCCGAGAGGTAACGACGCGCCCGCTCGATTCCATCTACGCGAATATCGTGCAGATGAAGATCGACGAGATGAAGGAAACGAGCTCAAACCGCGACGTGTCCAACGGCGGCACATCCAGCGGTGCAACGGCTGCGGCGGCTATTTCTGCACTGCAGGAGGCGGGCAATAAGGCGAGCCGCGATATGATTTCGGCGTGCTACCGCGCGCAGGCGAAGATCGTGAAACTGTGCATCGAGCGCATGCGGCAGTTCTACGACGCAGCGCGCACTTTCCGCATCACGAATGAAATGCCCTACGAGTATGCGCAGATCGGCGTGAACGAGCTTGGCGATCAGGTGACGGGCGTGGACAGCCTCGGCAATGACCTGTTCCGCAGACCGGTCTTTGACATCAAGATCAAGGCACAGAAGAAGAACCCATTCTCCCGCGCAGAACAGAACGAGCGGGCGAAAGAGCTGTATTCGCTGGGATTCTTCTCCCCGGACAGGGCACAGGAAAGCATGATTGCGCTCGACATGATGGACTTTGAAGGAATCGACAAGATCAAAAGCCAGGTCAACGAGGGCGCGACGCTCTACAACGTCGTGCAGCAGCAGAGTGATCAGCTGCAAAAGGCGCTCGCGGTTATCCAGCAGCTTACGGGACAGGACATGGGCATCGGAATGGCGGGCGGCACGCAGAGCAGCGGCTCGACACGCAAGAGCGGCAGCAGCGGCGGCGGAATTGAGAGCAAGAACGCCGACGCACAGAGCGCGCAGACACCGTACATGCAGCAGCTCGCCGAACAGTCTAAGCCGAACATGGACACGGGCAGCAGCGCGGCGATGCCGGGGGTGTAAGTGCATGACGATGGTTCACATCGAGCACGAAATTGGTCGCTACATGATCCTGTGCGAAGGACATTCGGCGGACGAGAAATGCTGCAATTACATCACGGGTGTGATGTATGCCTTCGGCGGCTATGTGAAGAACATGGAAGCTGAGGGAGAGTGCGAGGTCTATGGCTTCGAGATAGACGATGGTGCGCCGCGCTTCCTCATCCACTGCGGCGGCGACGAGCGCATCGAGGCGGCATTCATCGCCGCGTGCATCGGGCTCAAGCAGCTGGAAGACCCGAGGCCGGACGCGATCTGCGTGCACGTCAAAGAGAATTAAAAAATTTTTCTCGCCCGTGGTGAGACGGAGGAAGCCGCATGTTACGCTTTAGGCGTGCGAGTGGCTTCCTCCTATTCATACGCCCGCGAGGGAGGGGCGGCGTTTTTCTTCATCTTTTCGCCGCTCTCCCCTCCCCTGCGGATGATGGGAAGCGCTGCACGGCCTACACGGAGGGCCGAATATCCGCGATTTGACAAGCAGGAGGGATACCATGAACCTCAAAACTACGCTTCGCGTGATCCTGAGTCTCTTTGATGGCGGCGCTGCCGCTGCGGGGGCCGCTGCCGGTGCATCGGGCGGCGCTGAGGGAGGCGCGAGCGCACAGGGCGAGACCACGAATGCAAGCTCTTCTCCCACCCGGAAGGGCAAAACGGGCGAATACGCCAACGTCGTGTTCGGCAAGCAGGAGACACCTGACGATACGGGGACCTCTTCTGGCGAGCCGAAGGGCGAGGGCGCGAAGATGCAGCAGCACGACGCCGGGGCTGCGGAAAAAGGCAGGGAAGACCTGAAAAAGGAGTTCCTTGACCTCGTAAACGGCAAATACAAGGACGTCTATACCGCGGAGACGCAGCGCATCATCAACCGCAGATTCGGCGAAGAGAAGGCCAAAGACCAGAAGATCGCAGATTCGCAGCCCATTATCGACACACTGATGCGCCATTATGGCGTGTCGGACGGCGATATGAGTAAGCTGCGTGCGGCTTTTGAGGGCGATGCGGCGCTCAACAGCGTGCTCTACAATGCGGAAGCGGAGAGCATGGGCATGAGCGTGGAACAGTACCGCGAGTATGCGCGGATGCAGCAGGAAAACGAAGCGCTCAAACGCCAGGAAGAAGACAGGCAGCGCCAGCAGAAAGCCGACGAGACTTATAACGACTGGATCCGTCAGGCGAGCGAGCTGGTCGGCACGGCGGACGCACCGGGCGAGTACCCTGACTTCGACCTCAAGCGCGAAGTCGCGGAGAATCCGCGTTTCATTGCGATGCTGCGTGCTGGCGTTCCTGTAAAAGACGCTTACGAGGTATCCCATTTAGGCGACATTCAGGCTCGTAGCGCGGCGAAAGCTGCGGCGGAGATGGAAAAGCGCGTGATGGACAATGTCCGCGCGAAAGGAATGCGCCCGAACGAGAATGGAACCACTTCCCAGCCGGGGGTCATTGTCAAGAGTGACCCGAGCAAATTCACGAAGGCCGACCGCGCAGAGATCGCAAGGCGCGTTCGGCGCGGCGAGCGCATCGTATTCTGATGCCCGCCTAATTTACCGACTGTAAGAAGGGAGACAAAACTCTATGAAGAAGTTCAAAGACATTTTCATTCTGCCCGTTATTCTGAGCCTGTTTGAGGGCCAGACGAACGTGACGACCGATGCCGGTCTCTCGGGCGAGATGAAGACCTACTACTGCGACACCCTGATCGACAACGCCGAACCCGAGCTGGTGCATGACCGCTTCGCGCAGAAGCGCAACATCCCCAAGGGCAAGGGCAAGGAAATCGAGTTCCGTAAGTATGATCCGCTGCCCAAGGCCTTGACGCCCATCACCGAAGGCGTGACGCCCAAGGGACGTAAGCTGTCCATGACCACGCTGACCGCGCAGGTCGACCAGTACGGCGATTTCGTCGAGATTTCCGATATCCTCGACCTGACCGCCATCGACAACAACCTGCAGGAAGCGACGGTGCTGCTCGGCTCTCAGGCGGGCCGCACGCTCGACACCATCACCCGCGAGGTCATCAACGGCGGCTCCAACGTCCAGTACGGCGAAGGTCAGGTGACGGGCCGTCATCTGCTCGTTGGCGGCGAGGCCGCGGGCAACCACTATTTCACGGTGCGCGCCGTCCGCAAGGCGGTTCGCTTCCTGAAAACCATGAACGCCCCGCGCTATGAGGGTTCTTACTGGGCCATCATTCACCCTGACTGTTCCTACGACATTCAGGATGACCCTGATTGGAAGCGCCCGCACGAGTACAAGGACACCAGCAACATCTACGACGACGAGATCGGCAAGATCGCGGGCGTCCGCTTTATCGAGACGACCGAAGCGAAGGTGTTCCACGCGGATGACCTGACTGAGGGCGCACGCGGCCTGACCGTCAAGAGCGCATCCAGCAAGGTCTTGACCGTAAACGAGGCCATCACTACTGCTGACGCCGCAAAGTTGGCTGGCCGTGAGGTCGTCATCGGTGGTGCACTTCTTGAGATCGAGAGTGCCACGGCCGCGGGTGCTGGCAGCGCGACGATCACGTTGAAAGAAGCGCCTGCTGCCACCCCGACGGCGTCGACCACCATCTATCCGGGCGAAGCCGGTGCGAAGGGCCGCAACGTCTACTCCACCCTCATCATGGGCGCGGAGGCTTACGGTACGACCGAGCTGACCGGTGGTGGCCTTGAGCACATCGTCAAGCCGCTCGGCTCTGCCGGTACGGCTGACCCGCTGAACCAGCGTGCAACCGTCGGCTGGAAGGCGACCAAGGTCGCCGAACGTCTGGTTGAGGCGTATATGATTCGCGTGGAGACCACTTCTACGTTTGACGAGACCCCGCTGACCTAACCACCAAGGGGGCGGCTGTGAACGCCGCCCCCGCCACTGAAACGGAGGAAAGACCGATGAGCGAAGCAAAGAACGCCGTTGCGGCTGTGAACGCCGCCCCCGCGGGCGAGGAGTACGTCAGCGTCCGCCTGTTCAAGGACAGCGGCAAGTACAAGGATGACCTGCTGGTGTGCGTGAACGGCGAAAGCTGCCTGATTCAGCGCGGCGTGACCGTACAGGTCAAGAGAAAGTTCCTGTGGGCCATCCAGAACCAGATGAGACAGGATGCCTCGACCGCAAATCTCATCCAGACGATGAGCAGCGACTACGTTGAGAGCGCGAAGGCCCACAACGCGTAAGTGAATACGACCGCGAGACACGAAAAATGAGTTGCGACACGGCGCAGCAAGGGACGAAAAAGTCGCTCTTGCTGCGCCGTTTTCCATAAGAGAGGTGACAACATGGTTATTGAAAATGCTTACGCGCTCGAAGAGATCAAGCTCGGGCGCAGGGGCGAGAATCAGGCACGCAAGGTCGTCTTTGACGTGCTGGGAAAGTGGCGCGAGGGCTACGGCGAGGGCGTCGCAAGCCTGATCGTGCAGCGAAACGGCGATGCGCAGCCGTATCCCGTGACGGTGACGGAAGAAGACGGCGCGCTCGTGTGGCTGGTATCGAACGTTGATACGGCGGTTGCCGGTGAGGGCGCGGCAGAGCTGCGCTACACCGTTGGCGATACCATTGTGAAGAGCCAGATATATAAAACACGCGTGCGCGAAACGCTGGAAGACAGCGGAGAGACACCGCCTCCGGCCTATCAAAGCTGGGTCGATGAGGTTTTGCAGGCGGCGGCGGATGCGGAGACGGCGGTTTCCAAGATGCCATACGTCGACGAGACCACGGGCAACTGGTTCAAGTGGGACGCTGCGGCGGGCGCTTTTGCCGACACGGGCGTTGCCGCGACCGGTCCGCAGGGTGAAGTCGGCCCCAAGGGAGATACCGGCGAGCAGGGGCCCAAGGGCGACACAGGCGCAACCGGCCCCAAAGGCGACACGGGTGCAACCGGCGCACAGGGCCCAAAAGGCGAGACCGGCGCAACCGGTGCGACGGGTCCGCAGGGCGCGAAAGGTGACACGGGCGAGCGCGGCCCGCAGGGGGAGCAGGGCATTCAAGGCGAGACCGGCCCCGCTGGCCCGCAGGGTGCAAAGGGAGACAAGGGCGATGCCTTTACCTATTCCGACTTCACGGCGGCACAGCTCGCCGCGCTGAAAGGCGACAAGGGCAATACCGGCCCCCAAGGAGAAAAAGGTGACACCGGCGCGACCGGACCGACCGGCCCCGAAGGTCCGCGCGGCCCGCAGGGCGAACAGGGACCGCAGGGGCAGACCGGCCCGCGAGGCGAACAGGGCCCCGCAGGCCCCAAGGGGGAGACCGGCAGCGGCTTCAAGGTGCTGGGCTACTACGGCACGAAGGCTGCGCTGGACGCCGCGCAGAAAGCGACCGCAGCGGCGGGCGATGCCTACGGCGTGGGCACGGCGGAGCCCTATGACATCTACATTTTCGACGGTATTACCGGCGAGTTCATCAACAACGGCCCCTTGCAGGGCGCGAAAGGTGACACGGGCGAGCGCGGCCCGCAGGGCATTCAGGGCCCGAAGGGAGACCCCGGCAAGGACGGTGCCAAGGGTGCGGACGGTCTGCCCGGGAAAGACGGCGCAGACGGCGCGCCGGGGAAGGACGGGACGAACGGGCGCGACGGCGTGACGTTTACGCCCGCGATAAACGCGGCGGGAGACCTCTCGTGGTCGAACGACGGCGGCAAGGCGAATCCTGAGACCGTGAATCTCAAAGGCCCGAAGGGTGACACGGGCACACGGGGGCCTGCCGGTGCTAACGGCGCGAAGGGAGACACCGGCCCCGAGGGGCCAAGGGGGTTGCAGGGCAAGACTGGTCCAGCTGGTGCAGATGGCAAAACGCCGGTCAAAGGCACGGACTACTTCACACCTACCGACGTCAACGAGATCGCGGCGGAAGCGGCGAAGAAGGTCGACATTTCCGGCAAGCTGGACAAGACCGGCGACGGCAGCAACGTCACGGCGGCATTCACGGCGGCGACTACCCGCTCGAACATTGCGACGGGTGAAAAGCTCTCCGTGCTGTTCGGCAAAATCGCGAAGTGGTTCGCCGACCTCGGCACTCTGGCCTTTAAGAGCACGGTCGCCAAATCCGACCTTGCAAGCGACGTGCAGACGAGTTTAGACAAAGCTGACAGCGCTTTGCAGAGTGCGCCGGTCACGTCGGTCAACGGTAAGACGGGCGCGGTCACGATCAGTGTTCCGACTGTCCCCTCCACCACCTCTCTCCTCAAGGGCAACGGCTCGGGCGGCATCGTGGCAGCGACGCGCGGCAGCGACTACGCGACACCTCCCGTCGCACGCAAGGTAACGTTGACGGTGGCTGGCTGGAATAGCAGCACCAAGCAGCAGACCGTCACGTGTACCGGCGTTCTGGCTGATGTGACCAAGCAGGATATCCACCCCCGCCCCGTCGATACGAGCTATGATAACGCTTGGAAGACCTACGGTATCAAGTGCATCAAACAGGCAGCGAACAGCTTGACGTTCCAGTGCAATAAGATACCGACTTCTGCGGTGGACATTTACGTGACCATTACAAATCTGAACTTTTTGTCGTGAGGTAGAAACATGATCTATAACGAAGAAATTTACGGTGCACAGGGCGGAGCGCAGAAGTATAAAATAACAGACAACCGAGGCTGCGGTTTCCCGAACGAAGCTGCGGCGGGCGAATTCGTAATTGCTAAAGACACATCGAGGGCCCCGGACGTCAAAGGAGCAGTAAGTGGAAACCATGTCCCGATATTAGATGTTAGCTACCTGAACACACGATCACTGAGTATAGAGGCATCGGATATTTCGACCCGTGCTGGTACATTAACCCGGTATTATTTTGTTATGCCCGCCGAGGATGTTATTGTCACTTAACCCCTCAGAAGCGGGTAACATGATTTTCAATCCGAATATGATGGTTGCGGCTGGCATCGAAACTAAAACTCTTTATTTCAGCGCATTTTATCAAACTTACCATCAGGAAGGAGTTCATTATGGCTCAGTTTATCAAAGTAAACGGTCAGGAAATCCCTGCTACCGTCATCAACAGATATCAGGACGCCGACTGGGATGGTCGCAGCTCGCAGACGATCTACCTTGCAAAGACCTACGAAGAGATCAAGAAGCTGCTTTCGTCTAATACCCCGTGGAGCATTGTGCAGCGCGAGACGCAGGACGTGCTGGACGAGCAGGGCCAGCCCACGGGCGAGACCAAAGAGGTCGTCAACGAGTACGACAACAGCGAGTACAGCCTTGCTGGCGACATCACCGACCACCGCGACGGCACCGTCAGCATTAAGATGGGCAAGCCCACGGAATCCGAGCTTTCGGCGGCGACCGTAACGGCGCTGGTCGGTCAGAGCATCACGCCGCAGCGCGCGGCAAGGCTGCGACCGATGATCGAACAGGCCAGCGCGTCGCTCTCTGACGGCGAGGCGGCGAAGTCGCCCGAGCTGTTCCCACGCTGGGCGGATCACATCGGCGAGACCGTCAAGCCCGGCGACCGCCGCAGCGATATGGACGAAAGCGGCGTGCTGCACGTCTACCGCGTCAACAAAGGTCAGGGCCACACCACGCAAGAAAACTGGCCGCCGCACTCCACCCCTGCCATGTGGACGATCATCAACGTCGACCACGTGGGCACGCAGGATGACCCGATTCCGGCCGCTCGCGGCATGGAGTACGAGTATGGTCTTTATTACAAAGACCCCGAGGACACTAAGCTGTACAAGTGCGAGCGTATCGGCGAGGCCGCGGGTGGCAAGATCGTCTTGCAGTATTTGCCGCATGAGCTGTTGGGACAGTATTTCACGGAGGCCTAATGTATGAAAATGCTGAAAGCTATCCGTGACGCGGACGCGCTGCGGCCTAACAAATTGAGCACGCCGCGCAAGGCGGAAATCCTCATGGTGCTTGAGCACCGAATTGCCGAGATGATGGGGGCGGAAGCCCCCACCCTCAAGGTGAGCGTGGAGGATGACACCGCGAGCGTCGAGGATATGGAATTGCTGCTGCCGGACGGGCACAACGAGTGTTACCACCTGTATTTGGCAGCGCAGCTCGACGCCTACAATCAGGACAGCGCGCTCTATGCCAACGACCACGCCATTGCCAACGAGGCGGTGGCCGATGCTATGGCATGGTGGCGGCGCGAGAACCGAAAAGAGAGCAAGGGCAACTGGAAGGTGTGATGACAAGTGCCGACGACATTTCAGCTGGTGGAGACGACTTTCCCGAACGGAGAAGGGAAAGACACGCAGGAACAGATCAACGGGGTCTATGACTACCTTTTCGTGCTTCTGGAACAGCTTCGGTATACGCTCTTCAATCTGGACGGGAGCAACATCAATCAAAATGCACTGAGCGAGTTTATCAAAAATATTTCCGAGCCGATCTACGCCAAGATCGAGGACACGGACAAGAATGTGAACGAGCTGTCCATCACGGCAAAAGGCCTTGCGGGGCGCATCGGCGACGCCGAGGGGAACATCACGCAGCTGCAAGCGACAGCGACTGGCTTGCAGGCGAGCATTTCGAACCTGAACGGCAGCGTGACGAACCTGACGGCGGACGTGAACGGCATCCGCGCGACAGTGAGCACCAAGATCGACGCGACGCAGGCACAGAGCATCTTTAACCAGAGCGCGACCGGCTTCACACTGAGCGCGACGAGTGGCGAGAACGGCACGATTTTCAAACTCAATTACAACGGCGCACAGATTGCGAGCACGGGATCCATCGATCTACACGTCAAGGCAGTCAACATCGATGGCACGCTGACAGCGGGCGCGCTGCGCGGCGGGAGCGTGAGCCTGCTGGCCGGAGATACCCCTGTCGGCAGCATGGATCTTGCCTACACGGGTACGGGGCAGGTCGGCGTCGGTCTGGCGGCGACCTATGGTGGCATGAAGATGCACGCAGCGGGAAATATCTTTCTTGAATCCAAGCTGGGGCCGTTTGCATTGATCGGAAAAGACGATGCCAGCGACTACCCTGTCGTATCGCTCGGCGGCGGCTATCTGGTGCTGAGCAGCAGCTATATGTTTGGGGCATCGCCGCCAAGTGCCGCGCCGTATGGCACGGTGTTTTTCATCGAGGAGTAAGGCATGGCGAGCTTTTATTGTACGCTGTCACCGGTCGACGGAGACGGGACACAGCTTAGCGTCTACGCACGGTTTACTGGCGGCGCGTCGGATTACACGTATAAGCGCTCAATCGACATCCGCATCACGGGCGTCGGGACATTCTCGTTCGATTCGAGCGAGGTCGGCGGTGGTACGAGCACCTTTGTCGGCACGATCACAGGGCTCACACCGGGCACGACATACGAGTGGATATGCAACATGTACTACTGGGGCGGATCGTGGATCGTCTCAGATTACAGCGATTCCGGCACAGCCACGACATACAGCGGCGGCGGCAGCGGAGGCAGTGCGAAGGCGGTCATCAACGTCGGGACGTATGCCTATCCGAACTGGAAGAGATACCGCGCGATCGTCAACATTGGGACGTATTACAACACAAATTGGCTATCGGTTCGACCGGTCAACAATTACGGGAGCTATTCGCAACCCGATTGGAGGTAAAGAGCATGAATGAAAAGATCAAGCAGGAAGCGGCGCACGCGATGCGCCTGATCGGCATTTTGAACGTCAACGGCGACGCGGTGGACGTGGTGGCGGCGGTGCGGCAGTCGCTTCGCAATATCGCAATGATCTGCGACGGCACGGAAGCGCCAGAGAAGAAAGAAAGCGAGGGCCCGGATGAGACTGCCTGAGATCACGGCATATACGAACCGGCGCGTGCAGCAAGAGAAATTCGGAGGCATCAACCACACGTTCGGTGCGGCGGGCGGCGAGCTCTACGACATGAAGAACCTGTCGGCGCGATACTTCCCGCTTCTTTCCCCCCGTGCGAGGCGCTATACCGTCCGCAAGGATATGGGGACTGCAAACGGCATTTTCAGTGCAGGAAAGCTCTACGAGGTATACGGAACGAAGCTCTACGTCAACGGCGAGGAGAAGTCGACGGTCGCAGACAGCGAAAAGACTTTCTGTGCACTGGGCGAGCGCGTGCTCATCTTCCCCGACAAGATCGTGTGTGAAAAGGACGGCACGATCAAGCCGATGGAGGCGAGCTACGCCGCGGCGGGGCTGAAATTCGGGAATGGTACGTATGCCGACGAAAAGGCGGCGGCAAACAGCATCACGACGACCGGCGCGGCGTTCCCATTCAACGTGGGCGACGCCGTGACGATCTCGGGCTGTACAAAGGAGACCTACAACAACCGCACGCCCATCATCCGAGAGATCAGCGAAGACAAAAAGACGCTGCGCTTTTATGAAAACACTTTCCGCCTGCCCGATGGGCAGGAAAGCATCACGGAGCCCGGAACAGTCACGCTCAAGCGCAGCGTTCCCGACATGGATTTTGTCTGCACGAACGAGAACCGCGTGTGGGGCTGCAAGGGCGACAGCATCTTTGCTTCAAAGCTCGGCGACCCGTACAACTGGAACGTGTTTGACGGACTATCCACGGATGCGTTCAGCGTGGAGAGCGGCACGGCGGGAGCATTCACGGCGTGCGTGAGCTACCTTGGTTACCCGTGCTTTTTCAAAGAAGACAAAATTTTCAAGATGTACGGCACGATTCCGACAAACTTCCAGCTCATGTCGAGTGCTGTTCTCGGCGTAATGAAGGGCAGCCACAAGAGCCTTGCTGTGGCGGGCGAAACGCTCTATTACCTCTCGAAGGTCGGCATCATGGCGTACAGCGGCGGCATGCCGCGCTGCATCTCTCGCACGCTGGGCGATGATGTGCGCCTCTCTGACGCGGTGGGAGGAAGTGACGGCCTCAACTACTACGTGAGCCTGAAAGAGGATGGCAAGGCGGCGCTGTACTGCTACAGCAGCGAAAACGGCGTGTGGCATAAGGAAGATACGCTTGCCGTGGTGCAAATGGCCTATTCGGGCGGTATCATGGCCTTAGTAGACGGCGGGTGCGTGCTGCTTGGAAATCCGGCAGATATCCCGACCGGCGCAACACGCGAGGGGGCTGTTATTAGCGAGGCGGAGTTTGCCGACTATGACGGCGGCTCATTCGACGCGAAGCACGTGCAGCGCGTACGGGCGCGGCTGGAATGCGAAAAGGGCACAACGGTCGTGTTCCTTGTCAAGTTTGACGGCGGCGCGTGGGAAGAGGTCGACCGCTGCGGGGCACAGGAGAAGGACGTTTTCACGCTCAACTGCCCGATCCGCCGCTGCGACCACTTTAGATTAAAAATCAAAGCCACAGGAGAATACCGGCTCTATGCGCTCGAGTACGAATACGTGACGGGCGGCAGAAAGTGAGGGGACAATGGCAGATAATTTCAAACACAAGAATACAGACCTGACGCTCATCAACGATTCGGGCGACCTTGATCTCATCCGGCAGTATACCGAGGCCTACAACAAGGCATATGCCGAGGGAGACAAGGCGGGCCAGCAGGCGGCGCACGACGCGGCGGAGAAAATCCGAGCGAAGTACGACTATTCCGGCGGCGTGGACGGCAGCGAGTACATCAAACTCGGCACGGGCGCGAGCCCTGCAAAGGCTGACACGAGCTGGCTCGATAAGCTGGGCGACAGCAACTACAACTACGATCAGAGCGGACAGATCAGCGCAAAGCTCGACGCGCTGCTGAATCGCACGCCGTTTTCCTACGACGCGGCGAGCGACCCGCTCTATCAGCAGTATCGCAAGCAGTACACGCGCGAGGCAGACCGCAGCGCTGAGGACGTGCTCGGCAAGGCGGCAGTTATGACGGGCGGGATGCCGTCCACGGCAGCGGTGGCAGCGAGCCAGCAGGCGAGCGACTACCAGATGAGCCAGATGACGGACAAAATCCCCGAGCTGCAGCAGCTTGCCTATAGCATGTATCAGGACGGCTTGAATGCTGACCGCGCCGATTTGAATACGCTCATCGGCCTTGAGGACAACAACTACAACCGCTGGCTGACTGACCGCAACTATCTCTATCAGCTCGCACGCGATCAGGTGGGCGACCAGCAGACGGCGGATGCGCTGGCGTATCAGAAGCAGCAGGACAAGCTCAACTATAACTACCAGAAGGAACGCGATGCCATCGAAGACGCACGCTATAATGCGGAATGGCAGTATAAATTGCAGCAGGCCGCGCAGCAGGCCGCGAGAAGAAATACCCGCGTCAGCACCACGCCTACGGGCGGCGGCGAGGCGGATTATGATGGCTTGTTCGCAGCGGCGCAGGCAAGCGGCTATCCCAAGAGCTTTATCTCCAACAACTATAAGAAGTACGGCTTTTCCTCTTCAAGCAGTTTGTATGACGATTATGAGAGCTGGCTCGAGGGGCAGGGCGGCGGCAGCGGAAGCGGCAGCAGCGGCAAGACACTGCCGCAGGGTCAGTTTATTGCTCTACTGAGCGGATTCAACACGTCGCTGAAAAACGGTGAAGGCGAGCGTATCCTTTCGACGCTCGACAAGGCATGGCCGCTGATGACGAGTGATCAGAAGGCAGAAATGCAGAAGCTGCTGACGCAGTACGGCTATTCCTACGAGGAGGGCTAAATGGGACGATTAGTAAAAGCGAATCCGGAAGTGGAAGCGAGCAAGGGCCAGACGACGGTTGTTGGAACCGGCACGCACGGCAGGCTTGTGAGAACGGGGGATGTGCAGCGCACATCCCCTACGGGCAATGTGGTGCAGAAGAAGCCGACAGTGCAACCGAGCAAGGCGGCAACGATTCCCGCAAAGGCGAGCAGCCCCATGTTCCGCACGCGGCAGAATGTCGTGACGCCAAAAAATCAAAGCGCGCTTGCGCAGAATCTTGCGCAGGGGGCCTTACAGAAGAAGGACGCGAAGAACTACCAGAGCAAAGAAGCGTTCGAACAGCACGTGCAGGAGGTAAAAGCCCCCACGGTCGCGCAGCGCGTCGACGATACCGTCAAGGGCGCGGCGAAAACCTATGGCGCGGGGCTCGTCAACCTTGCTGGTATGGCGCAGACCGGCAGCGGATTGCAGCGACGCGAGGAAGCAAACACCGAAATTGCCCTGTGGGATCAGGATATCAAGGCACAGCGGGACGTTCTTGCAGACCCTATGAGCACCGAAAGCGAGCGCGACACTGCGCGAAATGTCATTGCGGCACTGGAAGCGCGGAAAGCTGCATACCTGAAAGCTTACGGCGAGGGCGGCGAGGTCGAACGGACGGCGCAGGGCATCTACTCTACTGCCGACAAGCTGTCCGACAGCGGTACAAGAGACATTGAGCGCGCCAAGAAGAACCTCGGCGCGGCGGGCCGTCTTGCGGTCGACGTCGGCGTTGCAGGCGCGCAGATGGGCGCAGACGCGGCACTGGGCCTGCTGACAGGCGGCAGCGCGCTCCTGGCGATGTTTGTACGCAGCACGGGCGGCAGCGCGCAGGAAGCCCGCCGCGCGGGCGCAACGCACGAGCAGCAGGTCAACTATGGTTTTGCTAGCGGCGCGCTGAGCGTGGCAACGGAGAAGATCGGCAACGCGGCAGGGCCGTTCAAGAAGATGTTTGGCAAAGGCTTCCTTGATGACGTCATCGAAAGAGCAACGCAGAATCTGACCCGCAGCGCGGCGGGAAAGATCGCATTGTCGTTTCTGGAAGAAGGCGGCGAGGAGGCCATCGAAGACCTCATTCAGCCTGCCTTGCAGATGATCTATAACGGCAAGACGCTTGGTGGGAGCTATAGCGAGCTGGAAGCATCGGAAATTCTGAACGACTTCCTCGTCGGCGGTATCCTCGGCGGGCTTGGCGGCGGAGTGGAAGTGGCGGCAAACCGCTTTGCGCGCTTTGATAACTCCCTCGGCGAGAGCGGACGCAAGGCGATTCGCGGCTCGTATCAGGAGGGCAAGGACACAGCAGAGCACGTGAAGGACTTTATCCCTGCCTACAATGCGGGCGTGGAGGGCAAGGCGAACCCGAACCCGACGAATGAGACGGCCTATGCAGGCTATGTCGCAGGGCAGAACGACGCGAAGAAAGAGGCAGGAACGGGCGAGCATATTGACAGCCGCACGAAGGAAAATGTATCGAGCAGAAATGTAAACGCTTTCCAGTTTGACCACCCCGAGCTGCACGGTTATTACAGTACGGCGGCAGAGCAGATCGCCGGTATCGCTGATATAAGCCTTTCGCGCGGACAGCAGAAGGGCGCGCGGCAGCGGACGGCAAACGGATACCAGAGAAACAATCAGATATTCGAGACCCCCGCCATGCGCAAGGCGATGAACGAGGGCCTGACGCGCACGCAAATCATTGATGCAGCGCAGCGCATCATCAACGATAATGGACAGGAGAACGTCAAAGCGGCGAAAACACTCGAGATCGTGCTTGACGACATGCTAACGAATGGGTACACTGCTGTTGATGGAACGGCGGTCGCCCCAAACACGGATTATATTGCAGCAAAGCAGCAGATCGCAGGCGCAGAGGCGCAGGCGACCGGCTTTGACAAGTATGTAACTGACAACCGCCTTGCCCTCGAGACAGGAGAGGTAACAATGGACGAGTTGCGCGCAGAATACGCGCAGCAGGAAGGAGCCGAACATGGAGAAGCAGTACATTTACGCGACGGCAGCGAACGGGATAACGGTGCGAATCCCCGCGGAGAAGTACGAGGCGTGGAAGAAAGCACAGGACGAGATCAGAGCCGGAAGAAAGGGAGACACTTCGCAGACAGCGAAGCAGCTGCGCTCGATTATGGAGAAAAAGTAAGCACTGCGAGCTTTGGCATCGGCAGAGGCGCATTCAATGACAGCGTCTATCTTGTGAAGAACGAGACGGCGGAAATGCGCAAGGCGAAGGACCTCGCCAAAGAGCGCGGTCTGCGCGTGACGTTCTTTGCCGGGAATAATCTGACGTTCCGTGACAAGAGCGGGAAAACGTTCCAGGTGCGCGGCTACGTTTCAGGTGACCGCGTATTTATCCGTGCGGATCATCCGGAATTTACGTCGTACCAGATCATGCGGCATGAGGCCGGACATGATATGATCGCAAAGGGCGAAGTCGATTTGAACGAGGTACGCACGCGCATCGATAAGACCTTTACCGGCGGTGAGGTTGACTCCCTCTGCACGGCGTATGCAGACGCTTATGCCGGCACCGAAATGACGGCGCAGGAAATTTGGGAAGAGGTGGTTTGCGACAGCCTCGGCGATATGAACATTTTCGCCGACAGTGAGATCAGCGATGCGGCAGCGTTTCTTCTTGCACATATCAAGGTGGAGAGCGAAACCGTTGCGCAGGAAAGCACGCGTGCGCCGCCAAGCAAAATAAATGGCAGGGCGAGCATTGAAGAAGCTGCCGATGGCAAAAAATATGTCCGCGCCGACAGACAGGTCATTTTTGGAAATGACCCGCAGAGTTGGAGCGAACAACTGGAAGACTATATTAACGGGAAAATCCGCCGTGGACAAGACGTTAAGCTTATCGGCGCGGATGGCGACGAATTGGTCCTGACTGCGACCTCGGCAGGGAAACTGAGCGACAACCACACCAGCGATGGGCGTACTATGAGCGAGGCGGCATTTGAGCGAAAAGTAAATGCAGCGTCGCATATTGACGAGTTGGCGCAGGTTTCTGTCAAGGGGGACAGGAACGTTGTAGATCATAACAGTCGACATGGAGACATGGCAAGTAGCGGTTGGAATTATCGCACGGCGTTTTTCAAAGACTTTGGCGGGAAATATTACAAGGTTACGATATCGACGGCGCAGAGCGCAGACGGTAAGATGATCTATAATATTGGGCAGATGCAAGAAAGAAGCATCCCCCAAATTAACGGCTCTTCCACTGCGAACAGCGGCGCTCTGCGAGGGGATGCTCTTGAGTATAGTCTATCTCGCGACACGCAAAATGTCAAGTCGAAGTTCAGTATGGAGACACCGGTTGAAGAGACAAAAACCCTCGTCGCCATGCACAATATGACCGAGGAAAAGCTACGACGCACGCTCGACATCGGCGCGTGGCCGTCGCCTTCCATCGCCGTCGTGAAGGCAAAAGAGGGGCACGCCAACTACGGCGAATACTCCGCCATCTTCCCGCGCGGGACCATTGATCCGCAAGCGGACAGCAGGAACAAGGTCTACGGCGGCGACGCATGGACGCCGACGCACGATAACGCCCTGGTGGAGCGCGAGGTGAACTACGAGGCGCGGCGGGCGTTCGATGAGAACATCAAGAACCTGTCCAGCCAGTTTGCGGGCGGCGTTTTCCAAGGCAGCGGCACGCTGGGCAAGATCGGATTGGAGAATGAGACCAGATGGGAGCCGGAAGAGATCGCCGACAAGCTGGCGAACCATCCGGAGGTGCAGGCGGCATTCCTTCAGAGCGAGGGCAAGAGCCTTGAACCGGTGTACCGTGACAAGCAGTTCGACCGTTTCTTCAGCAACGCGACCATTCAGCGGTACCTCGACGCGGTGGGCGAACAGGAAGTGGCGCGGCTGGCGGTGAAGCTGATGACCGGCGAGCGCCTGACGGCGGAAGAGATGAAACCGGCGGAACAGGCCATCCGGGAGGTCTACGCAGAGGAACACGCCAACTTCCTGAACCGCAGACCGGAATCCAAGGAGAAGCGCATCGACTACTACATGAAGAACAACGTGTTCCCTAACCGGGTGGAGGACTTCATCCGGAGCACGCAGGAGTTCTATGAGAGCGGCGGAAGCGCGGGCGAGATCGACAAGGAAGCCACGGCGGCCAAGATGATGGAGATGATCGCACCGGGCGGAAGCTGGAACGATGCGCTGCAGACGGTGAAAGACTGGGTGCAGCCGCAGCTGGAAGGACTGCTGGGCGATCGGGGCATCTACAACGGCATGGACGCAGTGACCGACAGCGGCAGACGCAGCTTTACGCAGACGCACTGGGAATACACGGCGGAGAACATCGTGAAGGCCATGAACATGGCGGCAGCCAAGGGCGCGAACATGTACGGCGTGACCCCGGAGACGCTGGCAGCAACGGCCACACGGGAATACCGGAACGTGGACGAGATGCACGCGGACGAGGCGCGGCTGCGCACGGTGAGCGAAGAGGAACACGAGAAGGCGCTGCGAGACCTCGGCATCTACCTTGACCGTGTGGTGAACGATCTGATGCTCACCACGATGCACAAGTACGACAACAGCTTCGAGGAGGAACAAAACCTGAGCGGCATTATCGCAGAAGCGGCCAAGGGGAAGAAAACCGTGGCGGCGGTGAAGGCGGCGTTCCGCAAGGAAGGCTATGCCATATCCGACGGGCACGCCAAGAGCATCCTGGCACTCATTGACCGCGCAGCCAATATCCCGACGGGGTACTACGAGGCGAAGCCCCAGCGCGTCGTCGGCTTTGATGAGGCACTTGCCGTTATCGCGCCGGACGATGCACCCGTCGACCTGTTAAGCGAGATGCGCAATGCGGGCATGAATGTTGTGGAGTACAAGGCAGGCGACGATGCAGACCGCCTCGCCAAGGTCAACGGCGTGAATGACGCGCAATTCTCCCGTGAGATTCCCGAGGAGAACTACGAAGCGTTGAAAGAGAAGTACGGATATATCCCGGCGGGCGAGCGTGCATACCGCGAAGTGCAGGTACCGAAGAAGACGGCGGATGACAAATACGTCAGCCGCACGATCCGCACGGTGCTGGAAGCAAAGGCAACGCCGGACGCAATGGTGCCGACGTTGGAACGAATGGTGGCAAAAGGAGAGTTCTCCTACGACCGCTATACGGACAAGCAGGCCATTAGTGACGCAGAAAGCCGCATAAAAACCGAGGGTTGGCAAAAGACCCTGAACAAGTGGAAAAGTTCCACCAAAGAGGGAATCAGCAAGGAGAATACGGCGATTGGCTGGGCGCTCTACAACAATGCAGCAAACAGCGGTGATGTGGAGACGGCTATCGATGTGCTCGACACCATCGTAAAGCGCCAGAGAAATGCGGCGCAGGCGTTGCAGGCAACGCGGCTACTCAAGCAGCAGGACCCCAGTACGCAGCTTTATGCGGCGCAGCGCAGCGTGGAGAACTTGACAGAAGATCTCAAAAAGCAGTACGGGGAAAAGGCCCCTGATCTGAAGATTGACCGCGACCTCGCTGAAAAGTTCCTGAACGCAAAGGACGACGATGCGCGCACCGAGGCGATGAAGGAAATCTATCGCGATATCGGCAGACAGATGCCGAGCCGCTTTATTGACAAATGGAACGCTTGGCGCTACTTTTCGATGCTTGGTAATCCACGCACGCATGTGCGCAACATCGTTGGCAACGTAGGATTTGTTCCTGCTGTCACGGTAAAGAACGTCATCGGCGCAGGCATTGAGAGCGCTGCGAACGCGGTGAGCGGCGGCAAAGTCGGACGCACGAAGGCAATCCTGACGACGAAGGACGCAGGGCTTATCAAGGCGGCATGGAGTGACTATGCCAACATTCGCGAGCAAGCTCTCGGTAGCGGCAAGTACAATGATAATGTCAATGTGCGACAGGAAATCGAGGAAGGGCGCACAATCTTCAAACCGAAACTGCTGGAAGCGATGCGCAAATTCAACAGCACGGCGCTGGATGCGGAAGACGCATGGTTCTCCAAGCCGCATTACGCGGCGGCGCTGGCGCAATTCTGCAAAGCAAATGGCATTACCGCGGAGCAGGTCGCTGGCGGGAAAGGCATTGAAGCGGCACGCGAATACGCGATCAGAGAGGCGCAGAAAGCAACCTATCGAGACACCAATGCGTTTTCACAGATGATCTCCGATCTCGGCAGATACCGCGGGGATAACAAGATGAAACGCCTCGGAAGCACCCTCGCCGAAGGAATCCTGCCGTTCCGCAAGACACCAGCCAACATTCTGGTGCGCGGCGTGGAATACAGCCCTATTGGTTTCCTCAAAAGCATAAGCTATGACCTTGTGCAGGTGCAGAAGGGCAATATGCAGGCGACCGAAATGATCGACCGGGCCGCCGCTGGGCTGACCGGCACGGGGCTTATGATGCTCGGCCTTTATATGGCGAAAGAGGGCATTCTTCGCGGCAGCGGCGGTGATGACGAGAAGAAGAAAAAGTTCGACGAGCTGCAAGGACATCAGGAATACGCACTGGAGCTGCCAAATGGCACGAGTATTACGCTGGATTGGCTTGCGCCGGAAGCGCTTCCGTTTTTCGTCGGGGCAAACCTTTACGAGCAGATGCAGGCGAACAACGGGTATCTCACTATGAGTGATATGCTTCAGGCAGCAAGCAACGTGACGGACCCGCTTCTTTCCATGAGCTGTCTGCAAAGCTTAAACGACGTTTTTGACGCGGTGGGGTATGCGTCCTCTGGAAACACAAACGCACTAACCAGTGCGGTAGCAAGCGCGGCGACGAGTTATTTGACGCAGGGTATCCCGACGGTCTTCGGGCAGGCGGAGCGCACGGGCGAAAGCACGCGCATGACGACCTATACGGATAAGAACAAATTCCTGACGCCGGATATGCAATATGCGCTCGGCAAGTCCAGCGCGCGTATTCCGGGCGTTGACTACGGGCAGATCCCATTCATCGACGCATGGGGACGCACGGAAAGCTCCGGAGGAGTGGTCGCGCGGGCATTTAACAATTTTGCGAATCCCGCGTATACCTCGAAGGTAAGCGGCAGCAAAATGGAAGATGAATTGAGCCGCCTGTATGAGGCGACCGGTGAGGCCAAAGTCCTGCCGCAGCGCGCACCGAAATCTTTTACCGTGAATAAGGAAAACAAACAGTTGACCGGCGAGGAATACGTTAAGTACGCCACGAAGCGCGGGCAGACTTCCTATAAGATCGTCAGCGAGCTCACGGGACTTGCGAGCTATAAGTCCATGAGCGACGGCGATAAGGCAGATGCCGTTGCGAAAGCCTACGAATATGCCAACATCGTTGGGAAAATGAGCGTAAGCAATTACCAAACGGACGGGTGGGCGGCAAAGGCCATAGATACCGTCAAAAAAACGGGCGTTTCAGAAGCCCAGTATATTGCGCTCTATTTGGCAAAAGGCGGGATTGAAAGCCTGAAGGACAAAAACGGGGATACCATCAGCAACAGTGAAGGCTTACAGATCATGGAGCTTGTTTATCAGCAGAAGGGGCTTTCCGATGAACAGCGTGCAGCCCTCTTTGAGGACTTCGGCGTCGGAAAGAGCATTCGCCATTGGAACCGCGCGCGGGTGGACGAGCAGCTTGCAATCATGCGGAAGAAAGCGGCGTAAAGAAAAAGAACCTGTCGGTGGGCCGACAGGTTCTTTTTCCCCGTGGTGAATTTGCGGAGGCGGCATGATAGGCTCAATGGAGAACACCATAAAAATAAGGGGGCGTGAAAAATGGACAATGCAAAGCACTACGATGACGCGGCGATCGCGTTGATCGAAAGCCGCTGCAAGAGCAATACGCATCGAATCAACGAGTTGCAGGAGCACCAAACGGCGCTTGACAGGCTGGCAACGTCGGTCGAAGTGCTGGCGACCAAGCAGGAAACCGTCGAGGGAGACGTCAAAGAGATCAAAGAGGACGTAAAGGCCATCACGGGTAAGGCGGGGAAACGCTGGGACGGGCTGGTCGACAAGGCTCTCGCGGCGCTGGCGGGTGCGTTTATCGCGTGGCTGCTGTCGGGGGTGGCCTTATGAAGAAGCTGAGAAAGCGGGACAAGTACGTCATCGCGGCAGTGCTCAACCTCTGCTGGTACTGCATTGCGGTGCTCGTATTGACCGCGCATGACAAGGTAGTGCCGGACAGCCTGACCGTCGCGTGGTTCGCTGCGTGGACGGCAGAACTCGGCCTGCTGGCGGGAATCAAAATCAAGGGAAAGGACGAATGACATGAACGAAAGAATTATTAAGCGTATCGCAAATCTGATGAGCGTCAAGAGCATCGTGACGCTGGTGCTAACGGGAGTTTTCGCGTACATGGCCGTCACGGGCAACATCTCGCAGGACTTTATGACGATCTATGCAGTCATCATCGCATTCTACTTCGGCACGCAGTCGCAGAAGGCGCAGGACGTCATCGACAAGGGGGCGTAAGGCAATGGACATTCGCAAATATCCCGCGAACGCCGGGAACGTCGGCGGCAAGCGCACGGCGAGCGGTATCCGCTACATCGTGATCCACTACACCGGCAACGATGGCGACACGGCGGCGAATAACGCGAAGTACTACGCGGGCAACGTCGTGAAGACCAGCGCGCACTACTTCGTCGATGCAAACGAGATCGTGCAGAGCGTGGACGACCTGCGCATCGCGTGGGCGGTCGGCGGCAACAAGTATCCGAGCTGCGCGCAGACTGGCGGCGGGACGATGTACGGCAAGTGTAAGAACGCCAACAGCATCAGCATTGAACTGTGTGACGCGGTCAAGAACGGCGTATACGCGCCGGACGCGAAGACCGTCTCGCAGGCACTTGAGCTGACGAAAGCTCTGATGAAGAAGTACAACATCCCCGCGAGCAACGTCATCCGCCATTTCGACGTGACGGGCAAGCTGTGCCCCGCGTACTGGTCCGGCAAGGAGAACACGGGCAAGTGGGAAAAGGAATTCCACGGCAAGCTGACGGCGCCCGATTACCGCGCGCAGCTGCAAAAGCGCGCGGGGCTGACGGACGGCACGATGGATTACCTTGAAAAATATCAGTACGGCGATGACCTCATTAGAAAACTCGCCGTAATGAAGTAATTTGTTGGAGCGGGCGAAAAAGTAAGGAAGGAGCACGGACGGCGAAAGCCCACGCGCAAGCGCCTCTGCAAGCCCTACACGGGCATGGACAGTCAGCACAAGTCAATCCGCGCACAGTTATCCTCTATGGCCCCCAAGCGAGCCGTGGCGTATATCTTATCCTTCGAACTGCCGCAGGATGAGGCGTACTGCCTTATTGAATGCGATGTGCGTGGGAAGAGCCGCATCGAAGTCGCGGAGACGCTGCACGTCTCACCGGAGTACGTGAAGACGCGGCGACGCCGGGCATACAGCAAAATCGCGGACAGTATCAAAAACACATAAAGAAGAGACCCTACAAAGACCTTTTTCAGGCTCTTTGCGGGGCCTCTTTTTCGTTATCATTGAGACAACAAAAGGAGGTGCGCGCATGGACCAGTTTGCAATCGCCGGATACAGCGGCGGAAACTGCATGATGTGTGTTATCGACAACGGTGATATTTTCCAGACCGACTATTTCGGCAACCGCCAGCAGCTCATCGGGAAGACGGCTGCCGCCTATGCAGAGCTGGAAGGCACGACGCAGCAGTACTACGACAAGCTCGTTGAGCTCGGCGTCATCACGCCGCCAAAAACGCAGGAGCAGCTGATGAGTGAGATGCAGTCAGCCATGAGCGACATGGCCGAGGTCATCAAGGGCCTCTCGAACCAAGTAAAGGAGCTGAAGGAAAATGGACCTCAAGCAACTTTTAGCGGCAGCGGCGAGAATGTTCCCCAGCGCCGACCTGCAAGGCGCGGCGGAGAAAGCGGAGCAGGCGATCAGCGGGACGGCTGACACGCTGGAGGGCGTGCGGAGCACGGCGCGCAGGCTCGGCATTGACCCGGGCATTGCCGACAGCCTATATTCGCGCTACGGGCGCACGATGCAAGCGAAGGCCCTGTGCGGCCTTCTCGGGACGACACCAGAGGCTTTGCGCTCCGATGCAAACAAGATACTTGGCGGCGCGCAAAACGCCTCACAGGCCCCGCAGAAGGGCAAGACGGGGCATTCAACCAAATTCCCCCGGCTGAAATAGCCGTTGGAATAATTTTTGAGGAAAGGAGAATGCACTATGAACAACGATCAGAGCACCGGCATGAGCTGGCTCGCGGTACTGTTCATCATCATCGTCATCGCGGCGCTGTTTGGTGGTTTTGGCAACGGCTTTGGCTTTGGCCGCGGCAATATGCCGTATCCCGTCAATGACACCGGCTGCAACCGCGTGAGCAACTGCGAGGTCGAAAAGCAGGAAATCATCGACACGGCCCGCACGCAGTATCTCATCGAGCAGCAGAGCAACGACACGCGCATGGCAATCAACGCCAGCACCGAGGCGATCACCAGCCAGGCCAGCCGCATCTACGAGCAGCGCCTGCAGGAGACCATCTTCGACCTCAAGATGGAGAATCAGGGCCTCAAAAACGGCATCTTTACTAAGGAGCAGACGGACGCCTTGGCGGCGAAGATTTCCGACTGTTGCTGCGGCTTTAACCGCCGCCTGGATGCAATCGAGGGCCGCATGCTGACCAAGCCCGCACTGTACGGCGTGGCTTCGACCTGCGCAGGCCAGATCATCCCCGCGTCTTGCGGCTGCAACGGCAACGTCAACCTTTAAGACCATATTCCCCACTCAGGGAACATGGTAGGCCCCTATGGCCGGGTAACAGGCGGGGCAATGGCCCCGCCTATTTTTTATGGAAGGAGAATAAAAATGTCTTGTAAATCCGCTCTTTACGCTGCCATGCAGACGCCCACCGCAGTCGCGGTCGACGGCGTCATCCCTCTTGGCAGCCTCATCCGCCGCTACGGCTGCGACGTGGCTCTTAATGGCAATGCTGTCAACATCACCGGCACCGGTTACTACGATGTCGATGCCTCGGTCACCGTCACATCTACTGCTGCCGGAACCGTCACTATTACGCTTTACAAGGATGGCGTCGCTGTTCCCGGCGCGACTGCATCCGAGACTGCTGCCGCCAATGGCACGGTCGATCTCAACATTCCGGCGCTTGTGCGTCAGGTCTGTTGCGCGGCAGGGTCCGCCCTGACGCTGGTGCTCACCGGTGTTGCCGCTACGGTCAATAATGTGGCGCTGCGCGTGCAGAGGGTTTGAGAGGTGCGCGATGGTGCAGCTCTTGATCGGTATGCTGCTTGGCGCGATGGTGGCCACGCCCACAGGGCGCAGCATCGGCAACCAGATCGGCGACGCGGCGATTGCTGAGATCAAAAAGGCAATACCTAAGCCGACCGCAGAAAGCGAGGAAGAAAATGAAACTCATTGAAAAACTGTCGGCGATGGTCGACGAGGAAATCGAGGACGCGATGAAGTACGCGAAATGCGCCCTCGAATACAAGGATGAATGCCCTGCTCTTGCGAAGACGTTTTACGAGCTTTCCGGCGAAGAGATGCATCACATGACGATGCTCCACGCCGAGGTCGCTGGCGTCATCCAGAAGTACAAGCAGGAGAAGGGCGAGCCGCCCGAGGGCATGAAGTGTCTCTATGACTATCTGCACAGGAAGCAGATCGAGAGAGCTGCCGAGGTTCGGACGATGCAAGGGATGTTTCGCGAGGGATGAGCGATCCTAAAAAATGATGCACTATTAGCCAAAAGGCCTCTGCCCACAATTGGTAGAGGCCTTTTATGCGAGGGTAACTGCGGGGGTAACAGGATAGAAATATTGGGCATAATCGAGAATTTGCCAGAATAGTCTAAATATGAAAAAACCTCGGAACCACAACGGTTTCGAGGTTTTTCTTGGTCCGAGTGGCGAGACTTGAACTCACGGCCTCTTGACCCCCAGTCAAGCGCGCTACCAACTGCGCCACACCCGGATGATGTGTACTGCTCAATGTCAGCTTAGATAGAATAGCACACCAGTCCGGAAAATGCAAGTCCTAATTTGAAATTTTTTCAAAAATTTTGTCGAGACC